TTGAAAAATTGAAAAAAGATATTCGCTCGGGACTTCAATTTCACATTGAGGGACTATACCCGGAAGAACGTGCCGAGTGGATGGATGGAGATTTTGGATTTGTGTATCAATTTGAAGATATACCATCCTTGTTAGAAAGTTATAACGGACTTATAAATCAGACGGTTCTTGCTCGTATTGCGGGTATAAACGAGAGCCTGATGAGACAGTATGTTCTTGGGATTAAGCGTCCGGGGGCAAAAGTAAAACAACGAATTCTTGATGGGTTAAAAATATACGCGAATGAATTGCTATCGGTAAACTTTGCTCAATGAGCTCTGTTTGATAATCAACAACTATCCCCGGCTTTACAGGTCGGGGATTTTTTGTCCTTTCCTCTCCCTTTAAGCGGATTTAAATTCGAGCTATGGGAACACAACAAGTCATATCAGGAGCGGAAGCGATACGCCGAATGCGGTTAATTTCGAAGATGAAGGACGAAACCTTCACGCTGATCCACTTCACTTGCAACCGGAAAACTGGTGCCGGAGGGGAACTCCGAAAGGTTGAACATTGTCGGTTACGTCCGGCTATGCCGGAGAAAGTGACGAAGGTGGCTCCGGATCACTACTTGACTTACGTGGTATCGGATACAGACGAACCCCGAATGTGTTGGAAAAAATTGCTTCGTTTTGTTGCTTTTCCCCCTCGATACGAGTTATTAAAAGTAGATTGGTTTATTGATTAAGGTTATGGATAAATTTGAAATGAACGGTGATTCTGGATTCTACACGTCTAACGGGAATGTAGTGACCTTTGAAGTACAAGGTGCGATCTCTCGGGATGGGATGTCGAATAGTGAGTATCACAACCTATACGCTCGTTATCTGAACGAGAACCGGACAATGCAACTACAAGGGTTTACAGTTCCGATCTGGGGAGAAGGCCATAACTTGTATCCCCAAGAAGTGTATAACACGGTTTCCGACAACAAGCTACTCCCGGAAATACTCCAAAAGCAAGTAGAATTTTTGTTTGGCCGGGGACCGTATCTTTACACGACGATCACGGAAGGAGAGGGAAAAAATAAAAAGCAGGTGCGGGTTCCGGTCGAAGACGAAAAGATCATGTCTTGGCTCGAATCGTGGGAGGCTAACGGGTACGGGCATTTCTGGGACTACCTGATAAACCTGATTGAAGATTTTTATCACACCAATTGCTGCATCACTCAATATCATTTCAACGTGTCTCGTCGGGTATCGGGTTCGATACCCGTGCGAGCACTTTCGTATCAATGTAGCGATCGTGCGAGATTCGCGACAAATAAACAGATTCCCGTCAATCGGCAGTTAAGTGATGCCGACTGTCAATACGTGATTCTCGGGGACTGGATGGCTCCGGCTTCAGAGTTCGAGATATACCATCGTTTCGATCCGGCGAATCCTTTCGTCTACCCTACCGCGATTAGTTGGGTGAAAGATAAAACGTTTGGGAAATCAATCTATCCCTTTTGCCGATGGTTTAAAGGACTCCAAGAGTGGATCAAGGGATCGAACCTTACTCCCCGGTATATAAATTCATACCTGCGTAACGCGTTGAACGCTCATGTGCATGTTATTATTCCCGGTTCTTGGTACCAACACGAGAAAGGCGTTCTTGAAAACATTTGTCGAGATAACATGATAAACGGGACTGCTCGCTCGACTTACTACAAAGGCGTGAAGTTGACAGATGAAAGCGGGAATCCGGTGGAGTTCCACGAGGGGATGATGGAGCAATTGATTAATTACCAACTCCGGCAGATCACGAAATTTCTTTCCGGTGAAGGGGAAAACCAAGGGAAACTATGGGCATCGACTAAATGGGGAGAAGACGGGTGGGAGTTCAAGGATTTTCCCGGCTCGTTTAAAGAGTACATGGAAGCGGTGATTAGTTACGACAAGCGAGCGGATCAGGTGATCCTTGCTGGCAAAGGTATTAATGCCTCGATCACGAACGTGGAAAATGACGGGGTTCTATCGAAGTCCGGTTCCGATGTTTATTATAACTATCTGATCTACGCGAATGCCTTGGTGATAGCGGAATTTTACGTGACACAAGATATCAACAGGGCAATCCGGTATAATTTCCCGTATGCCGTGAAAGAGAATATTCGACTCGGGTTCCGGATTGATATACCGAGCAAGCAGCAAGAAACAACTCCTGCAGACCGTCAGGAAAATGTGGTAGGTAAATAAAAGTCAGGACTATGATACAAATACCATTTTCAAGAGATAATTTTGCTGATGAAGCAAAATCCCGAATGTCGGGTATAAACACGACACTGGAGTTTGATAATATCGAGAGTGGCTTACTGAAAGCTGCTCACTTGGTGGCTAACACTATCGGGGAACAAACCTACTCGAAAGTCGTGCAGGCATACCCGGATCCGGATGTCGAGGCTTTAGAATTTTTGCAACGCTCCTTGTTGCATTGGGCTCTCTACGAGCAATTAATTTATTTGATCGTTCGGATCGGCAACGACGGGATCACCACGAAGAAAAATAATGATGAAACCACCATTTACAAGTATCAACAAGACGAACTGGCGAATAACCTGATCAACACGGCTTGGTTCTGGATGGGTAAATTGATCGATGTGTTGAATCGTGATCCGGAAAATTTTAAAGAGTGGACTGATTCGGGGCAAAAGCAGGAACTGGACGAGTTGCCGATATCGGTGCAAGATTTCAATCGATGGTTGGGAATCAACAATCTTTATTTCATGATCCGGGTACGATGGATTATCCGTGAAGTGTGGATGGATAGCGTGGAACCTCGGTTTGGAGAGGTCGTGAATGAAAGATTGCGAGATAAGGTTTCCCGGGCGGTAGTGTACTCTGTCATGGCGTTGGCCTGTAAACGCCTCGCTTATGCCGATCTTCCGGAGAGTGTCCGGAAAGATATTGATAACGAGCAGAGTAAAACCAACAAGGATAAAGCTGAAACACATATCCGGGAATCCGTGTCCCGGCAATTCGAGGAGCAAGCGGTCCGGTACTGGAATGATTTGGATTTGGCGATCTCGATTGGCAGGAAATCACAAAGTAATGTGCATGATAACCCGTTCCCTGTTACCGGGGATGATAAATTTATGGTGGTATGATAGAGATACAAGGGAAACACAAAAAGATTGTTTTGCCTTCAGCGTGGGAGGATTTAAGCACGAGGCAATTTATTCTTACTATCGTGAAATTACTCGAGTTGCTTGGGCGGCAAATAAAGATTAACGAGTTCAGGTTGGCCTTGTTACTGTTATACACGGGGTACAAACCGGGGGCAGATGCCAGAATACAAAGATGGCAGGTATTGAAGTTCCGGCTAAAGTTATGTTGTGTATCCGTAAAATATTTTCTTCTGTTTTTATTTGGCCGTTTTAGATTTCGTGCGATGCTGACATTGCTCGGGGAATGGCGACGTATCCATTTCCCCGACTTGTCGGCAATTGCCGAGCGGCGGGAGATAATTAATTCGAACTTGGTTATACTCTCGGAACAAATTAAATTCCCGTTGCGAGAAGGGCGTGACGGTTGGGAAGTAAATAATTGTTTCAATCGTAACCCGATTCCTTGGATCCGTCCTCGATTACGTAGATATGCCGGAAAACAGTTTGACGTGGGGATTATTATCCGGACGAATATCACGGCACGGGAGTTCTCGGATGCCTTCGATATCGTGAAAGCATTCGCGGAAAGTCATTCGGAAGAATGCTTGAATGCGTTGTGCGCGATTCTTTATCCCCGGTACTCGCTGCATAGCCGCAATATTTCATCACGACACTACAAGCATTTCGAGAGAGTATCTTACCCGGTTCGTTATGCCGTGATGATATGGTTTACCGGGATCGTGCGATACTTTACCGAACACGCTATTTACCGGGTGTTGTTTTCCGGTACCGGGGAGCAAAATGAAAAAATCAACCTTGGTATGACTGAAACGATCATGTCCCTTTCGCTTGTCGGTTTCGGTACGACCGCCGAAATGGAGCGGGTATCGGTTGTTGATTATTTCGATATGCAGGAGAAGGCGTTGAAAAAAATGATCTCGGATGCCCGAGGTGGAGGGGCAACACTGGATGATATTGCCAAGGCTACAAAATTATCTTACGCTGTAATTGAACAACTGTCATGATAAGTACAACGATAATTCAAGATTTGATTATTTATTTCGCTCGCTTCATCCCGATTCGGGTACGGAAAGAAATGTTAAAACAGCCTCAAAATGCCCGTTTTGCCGGGTACGAGGAAGTAAAAGCGGATATATTAAACGTTTCGGAAGTACAGGCCCTCCCCGACTTCGATTCATTTGTGGTTTCTGTGAACAACAAGCTGGTATCGGACCGGGTAAAGAATTCCCGGAACTTCATGCTTTTTATCGAGTATGGAGATATAAAAGTACTGACGGCAAACGGGGTAACACGCAACGAGGTTGGTTTATCCGTTTCGGTAGCCAGCGAGTTGAACGAGGCAAACAACGATATGTTGAACGAGGCAATGAAAATGCAGCGGGGACTCGAATTAATGCAGTTGATCCTGACGGATATGCAGGAAGAGAGTAAAAATTGTGGCGTGTTGGAGTTTGCCACGTCGCCAGTACAAGTCATGCCATTGGATCCGTCATTGTTTTTCGGCCATGGCGGTTGGGCGGCTTCATTTATTCGTAAACAGGCTGTAATATGAAAGAGAAAATTGACGCTTTGAAAGAGACTTTCTTGTTGCTGCCGGAATGGGCGGATCGCTATAATTATTTTGTGGAGCTGGGAGAATCTTTACCTGCAATGCCCGTGGCATTTCAAGTGCCGGAGAACCGGATTGCTTGTAATTCTATGTTGTATTTCTACGTGTGTCATATCCAAGACGTTTGCTGTATATTTGCTTCTGCCAATGCCGCGATACCTGCCGGGTTAGCTGCAATGCTTTTTAATCTCTGCGACGGGGTACCCCGGAAAGATATCCGGGATAATATGCCGTATCTGCTTACTACCTTGAAAGAATTGGGATTGATTGATAATCTGACACTGTCGAGGCGTTTAGCTTTACTTGAAATGATAAAAAAATTGTCAAATTGAATTTCGTGATTGGATTATTTTTCTGCAAACATTTTGATAGTAAGTAAAATTGTACTACATTTGTGATGTAGAACCTGCCGGGCCTAGTTGTTGTGAAACAATGCCTAAATTGGCAGGTCGTTTTTTTATTATAGCGTGTATGTCAGAGAAATATAAAAAGCCATATTGTACTCCCGAAGATCATGTCGCCTTATTGAAAAGCCGAGGGCTTAACATTGAAGATGAGAAAAAGGCAATTAGTTATTTGACGAATATTGGTTATTTCCGATTAAGCGCATATTTCTATCCCTTGCTAAAGGTTCCTAAAGAAGAGCATATCTATAAGCCGGGAGCAACTTTTAAAAAGGTTCTTGATATGTATCGTTTTGATCGTAAGTTGCGATTGTTACTTTTTAATGAGATAGAAAAAATTGAGATTGCTGTTAGGAGTTGTATCGTGAACGAAGGGTGTAACTTTTTTAGAGATATTTTTTGGATGACTAATAAGTCAAACTTTTTTAATCCGGTAAGGTTTGATACTACACTAGAATTGATAAAAACAGAATTATCCAATTCCAAAGAAGATTTTATAGTTCATTTTAAATATAAATATTCGAATCCTTTTCCCCCGGCATGGATGATCGCAGAGATTATTCCATTAGGAACTTTGTGTAATTTGTATTATAATATTAAAAGTATGACTTTAAGAAAACGTATAGCCCAGAAGTTTGGACTTAATGGGGATACCTTGAAGTCATGGCTTATTTCAATTGGGAATCTTCGAAATATGTGTGGGCATCATAGTCGTTTATGGAATCGTGATATCGCTATTACACCATCTGCACCTCCTGTACCGATATATCCATGGTTGAGAGATATTTCGAAGGTTAATCCTCAAAAAGTATATTATCGGATTTGTATTCTGCGTTATTTGCTTTTTTCTGTTTCTCCTAATTATACAGGATTAAAGAGTAAATTGAGTGCATTAATGGAAAAATATTCGACAGTTGATATTGCGGCAATGGGTTTCCCAACAGATTGGGAAGATGAACCGCTGTGGAAAATATAAAATAGCTCTTGTTATAGGGCATCTCTGAAACTTTTACAACTTTAGAGGGAAACCCGCCATTTTTATGGCGGGCTTTTTTGTCCTTTCTATCCCGTTTTCTTGGAAATACATTAGCTTAAAATGTATAAAAAATGGGAATAAAGAAGTATGTAAAACCGAAATTTGTCGATAAAATTCTTGCGGAGGAAGCCGAGGTAATCAAGGGGTTGCAGATGGAAGCCGCAGATGATTGGGGGTTGAATGATGACTCCGGGGAATTACGTAAAAGTTTGCGGGGACATTTTTCTGTAACCCAACTGGGTGAAGGAACCCGGCTCACCATGCGGTACGTGAAATACCTGCGTTTTATCGATATGCCTTGGGTGGCAACCCGGAAAAAAGGTTTACATCTTTACAATCGGATCGTGTTCGGTCGGGTTTATAATGACACCCATTTGCGTTTGAGACTTGCTTACCGGGAAGCATTCAACGAGCAAGCAATAAACATGATAAAAGAATCTATGGATCAGCTAAACAACAAGTAACATGGGATTGAAGGACGATAATATTAACTTGCAGATAAATATCGGAGTATCAGGAGCGGCTGCCAATATTCAAAAGTTGAATGATGAGAACATGAAACTGGCTTCTTCCACGAAGGCTGCTAAAATCCGTATGGCGGAACTCAAGGCACAAGGAGAGAAAAATTCAGAGGAATATAAACAGCTTGAAGCCACGATAAAAGCTAATACTACTGCCATTAATGAGAATAAGAAAAAGATCGAGGAGCATGAGAAATCCTTATCCTTGAACGAGAAAACGATGCTTCAACTCCGAAAAGAAGCGAAGGAGTTACAAGCACAATTGGATCGAACGGTTCAGGCTGCCGATCCTAAAGGATATGCCGATCTGCAGAAACAACTTGAGACAGTAAGAGGACGTATGGGGGAATTACGTAGTTCTGGACAATCACTTTCAACCCAGTTGCAAAATATTCCCGGTCCGGCAGGCGCCGTTACCAAGGGCGTGATGGGAATCCATAAGGCATTTCTTACTTTACTTGCGAATCCGATAATTGCGGTCATTGCGGCTGTTGTAGCGATTTTCATGGCTCTTTATAAGGCTATCAGCACGAGCGAGGAGGCCACGAATAAATTAAATGCGATCATGGCGCCACTAGGTGCGGCAATGGATGCAATTTTAAATGTTGTACAAAAAGTTGTGATTGGTCTTCTTGATTTTATTGCAGCTATTCTTGAATTTGTAAGGACTGTATCGGAAAAACTCCCTATCGTGGGTAAATATTTTAAAGAGATAAATGATTATGAACGGGAAGCTATTGCGTTGGAGAAATCGAAACAGGCTCTTGTAAAAAAAGAACGTGAAACTCTCGTGGAGAATGCTGCAGCTGAAGTGAAAATTTCTAAACTTAGAACAGAGGCAAAGAGGAAGGATCTGTTTACTTCAGAACAGCGACTTGCGAAGATTGAGGAAGCGATTAAGTTGGAGCAGGATATGGCTAGTCAAGAATATGCAAACGCTCAAGAGCGATACCGGATAGAAAAAGCAGAAGCTGATAGAGCTGATAATGCGGCAGAAAAAAACCAGAGGCTTGCTGAATTGCAAGTTGCTATGTCGCGTGCGGAAAAAACATATCACGATCATTCTCGTGAGTTGACAGAACAATTGAATACAGTCCGAAATGAGTTTGCAAATGAAGAAAAGCAACGCATAACTGATCTTTTAAATAAGAAGATTGAGGCTGTCGATCGAGCCATTGCCTCCGAGAAAGCCAGTTTGATTCAATCTCGTTTGGATAAAGAGATTGACGAAAAGAACTTCAATAAAAAAATGGAGGAACTTGAGCTTGAGGCATTGAATCGTAAACTCGAAATTCATGGACTAGAGAAGAAAAAGCGGGATGAAATTAATGCTGCTATTTTGGCTGCTAAATTGAAGATGCTGCAGGAAGAAGAGAAAAAATCTAAGGAATTAACAGAAAAACTTCGTGTTGATGCGTTCTCTAAGTCAGAAAAAGAGATAGATGACATTCGGAAAAAATATGAAGAACGAGAAAAATTACTTGTTGAAAGTAAAGAACAAGGTCTAATTACAGAAGCGGAATACGCACAACGGCTACAGGTTCAACGGGAGGAAATGCAAGCCGAGATTGATAAAAAAACTACCGAGCAACGTTCCAATCGGGCTGCAGAAGAACTTCGGGAGATGGAACAAGCCTATGATCGGGAGAGGATTTTAATCATGGAGCAATACGCCAATAGAGAGATATCGCAAGCAGAGTATCAACAACGTTTATTAGACTTGGAGCGTGAATTTCTTGCCGAGAGATTGATGATTAACGGGTGGACGGAGGAACAAATTGCTAAATTGAAGGAGAAAAGCTTGCAGAAACAAATAGCAGATAGAGAGAAAGAAGAAGAGGATGCAGAGAAAAAAGAAAAGGAGAGATTGCAAAAACGGGCACAGATATTCTTGAATTTTGGCGAAAAGATTGGAACAATTTTAGGAGAATTTTTAACAGGTACGGAAAACTCGATTGCAGATGCTTTGGGTGAAATGTTATTATTGACGCTTGATTCTTTACGACAAATGGTAACATTGGCAATCGCAGAAACAACGATTAGAAATATAAAAACGTTGGGTTTGGTGGGTGCCGCAAAAGCTGCGGCCGAAATTGCTTTGATAAATGCAGCATTTGCAGCAGTGAAAGGTGTTATAAAGAAACCATCTTCAAAGAATGCAAATAGTGATTTGCAAGGTAAATCTGATACGGGAAAGCTTGTTGTGAACCAGCGTGCCATAGGAAAATATGATGTTATTGGTGAAGAAGACGGTAGACTTTATCGTGATGTTGAGTACGTGGGAGAGCCGACGACGGGCATCGTTCGGAAGCCAACTCTAGTGGCGGAACAAGGGGAAGAATTGATCGTGTCCAGTCCGGATCTTCAATTGCTAAAGAAACACGTGAATTACCCGTATATAGTATCGGCGATCAACGATGTTCGTGCGGGTGTTGTAAAACAAAGAGCTACCGGAAATTATGATGCTGTTGATAATGTAGTCCCTTCTTCCGACGCCGATGATCCTCGTTTATTCGAAATCTTTAATAAATTGAGTGCGATACTAGCGTATCTTCAAGAGTACGGGATTAAGGCTTATGTTGGGTTGGACGAATTTGATGCGCAAAGAAAATTGAGAGATGATGCTCGAGCAATTGGAACGATAAAAAAATCATAACATGGAGATAATTACGGAACAAGGGGAGCATTTTGATGTTCCTGCAGATTATTCTTTTGATTTCGAGTTTATAAATCCAATGTTGTCAGAGGTTGGTTCACAAACAGCTCCGGGAACATTACCTTACACCACCCGCAATCTAAAACTGTTGGATTATCCACAACGTTTTGACCGGGCGAAAAAGTACCTGATAAAAAGAAACGTTCTTCTTCGTGCCGGAACATTTCAAAAGAGAGCGACACAGGCAGTATTGAAAGCAAACGAGAAAGATAAAATCGTGACAACATTTTACATGGACGAGGCTATTTTTTACGAGAAAATAAAAGACGTGCAGATGGGGGCGGTGAACTATGGCGGAACCCGCACGGGAACGGTTCGGGAATTATTTAATCTTTGTAGCGACGTGATGTTTAACCGTCGTGTGGATGATTTTCATTTATTCCCGGTAGTTGCAGGGTTTGACGGGAAAAAGTACACTTCCGGAATATGGTTGAATAAGATAAGAATAGATCCGGACACGAAAGCTGTCTCTCTTTGGGACCAAAGCACTTCCCAGATTGAAATAGATGGCACGATGGTTGATGTCCCGTTTGGTTTCGGGATAACTCCATTCTTGAAAGTATCATTTGTGATAAAGAAAATAATTGAATATTTTGGATATTCCGTTGGGGAGTCCGTGTTCGAGTCTGATGTGTCGTTCAAACAACTTGTATTAGTGAATAACGTGGCGGATGCGATTGTTGGTGGAGTGCTTGATTACACGCAACTCCTGCCAACTTGTAATGTCAGTGATTTTATTTTAGCCCTTCAGAAAAAATTCGGTCTGGTATTTATTTGTGATGATACAAAGAAAACGATATCGGTAACCTTGATCGATGACAACATCTCTCGGGAGCCTGACGTGGATCTTACACGATTTGCGGCAGAATTGCCTAGAATCGAGTGGCACGATAACGAACAACTCAAGATTTCGGCAAAGACATCCATTACATCGGCAGCACCTCCGTGCGAGTTATTGTCTGATCTAGTGGCGAAGTACGGGGAGATAACTTTATTGAAGAATGATTACGGGATTCAAACGAACGGGAAATTGTATTATGTAGCCCCGGAAAATACTATTTACAGGAGATATTATGCGGAAGGTCATATCGCGGCAAGCTTACAACGATTTTCTCCCTATTTCAATTACTATTCATCGAAAAATAAAATGATGGTAGAATACGCGTCTGATGACGAACAACTACCCATGTTTCGGAATAGAATTAAAATGACAAAAAGTGACGGTAACGATGTTTATAATTTTTTCTATGTGCCAACGGTTCCCGAGATAATCCTCTTGAACTCGAGTTTAGTGAAAGAGGGTGACGACATCGATAATAGCAAAACAACCGCGGATATAAAAATGATGTTCTGTTTTAAGGTTCCGGAGTTACAGAAAGAGAAAAATTCCGGTACATTGATCAGCATGGGAACAACCGTTAAGTATGATTATCCGGGTGAAATATGGGGAAATTGGAGTTTGAGGATTGCCGGGGAGGATGGTTTATATGAGAGATTCTGGAGAAAATATGATATGATGATTCAGAGTTCCAATCAAACGATATATTGTAACTTGAACCTAACACTGAGTCAATTGCAGATGCTGAATATATGTACACCTAAGTTGTTATTCAATCAACCTGTTCTTATAGAACGGATAAAGTGTAAAATCGGGATTGATAAATTTGAAATAACAGAAGCCGTGTTCAAGACTCTTCGAGAGTACCAAGATTAGTTTGTCCTTTCTCTCCTTGTTGTCACGTCGTATTTTCGAGATAAAATAATACGATATGGCAACGATCCTTACGGCACCAACTATCAATAATGTGGGATTATTGTTCGAGCGATATAAAGAACAATTTCCTACAGCTTCAGAGGAAGCATTTTATCGCTTTTTATTGGCTCCTACCCCGGAACGGAAATTTTTTTTAGAGCAAAATTGTTCTAAAAGCTATTTTACACATGATACACAGGTCGTTGAAGTAAAATTATATTTATTATGACAGCAGAAATTTTACCGCCCGGTATGGCTATGACTGGAAACCCGATATTGGTTAAAGTGACCGCTTCCGGGGAGAAATATGTTCAGGTGTGTGTCAAACATGACAACAAGGAAATTTTTTCTACATCGGGTATCCCAGATACGAATGGTAATATTGAATTTCGTATAGATGAAGTATTGAAAATGCTTTTAACTTCTCGAATTGTAGAGTCTGCAGATTTGTTAGTAGCACTCCCGGAAATGACCACGGATTATAATGTTACCGTGAGAGGACAAAGCGGAACGACGGTAACACTCTCCGGAGAATGTTTTACCGGAGGGGCTTCTAAAAGCGAGTTGAGAAAATTTGTAGATGTAAATATTTTAGAAACGTTCAAAATATTGAATCGTAATGGCAATTTCTTTTTGACCACTCGGACACAATCGGATTTGATTTCTATGAGAGAAAGTGAAATCTATCCCTTGTATTTCATACATCCGGATGGAATCATCCGTGTTGAAGATAGTTCCGGGAACGCGATAACTTTGCCGATAGGAACACCCCGAAAACCTTACGCGTTAAACCTGCCTGTAATTCGAAAACAATTCCTTGAAGCCGGAACTTTTTCAAACTATTTTAAAATATTCGTTGATGATATTTGTGCGTGTCGAGTTGTTTTAATCCCGGCAGTTGATGCTGATGATCGATACTTGGTACAGTTTAAGAATTCGTATGGTGCTTATGAAAGAATAGAGATAACCGGAACTCCAACTCTTGAAAGCAAATATGATAACACTAACGCTCAATATACTGGATACGATGAAGATATCCACGATTTTTCATCGAGTACGAAAAAAGTGAAAGCCACGAAAGTGATAAAGGTACATACTGGTTATAAAACTCCTGAAGAAATAAATTTTATAAATGATTTACTCTCTTCTGATGATGTACAGTTACTCACGATGAATGCTGATGTTTTCAAGGTTTTGGTTTCTGCCCAAAAAGTAGAACAGAAATTATTACAAAGTGTTGCTCCTGATAGTATTCAGCTTAACATCCAGTTTGTTGATTCTGAATCCTATAATATCCCGGGTATGATTGGTAATGTTTTAGCTAATAGGATATTTTCAATTCATTTTGACCAAACTTTTAATTAAATGACACTAGAGGAATTACGACAATATATACTTGGTGCTCTTGACAAAGCGATTGGGATCCGGGACGAACAACGCATGATGGCAAATACGGCCAAGCGTGTAGGAGGGGATCTTGTGGATATCGTAGAGATTCTTCGAACTCTGTTTTCTGATTATTTGGATCAGGCACTTCGTACTTTCGATGATGTGGAATTTCAGAAGTTAGTTTTGCGGGAGAGTTTTAAGACGGCTGATTTTATTCCCGGTCTTCTTGGTGCTGGCACGGGCATGGTTGGGACGGAAGATTTCACTACCGGGAAGTTGACTGTTCGGAATTACATGGAGGTGATGGCTCTCGCCATCGCACAGGTATTTTGGCGTGGAGGGCAAGACGTGTATTCTCCATCAGGAATGAAGGTCAACAAGGTAGAGGAATATGACGATTACTGGCGTTGTTACATGGAAACTTCCAAGGGACAAAAGAATACTTGCACGGTCGGGGCTCAGATGCGTTGTAACAAGTACGGGGATGACAGGAAAAAATATTATTGGAACCTTGTAACAAGTACCGGGGAGAATTATATTGATTTGTCGAAAACAGACCGGGACGGTGTTGACGTGCCGGAGGTGGGGGATGAGCTGGCGCAGTTCGGGCACAGGACGGACCCGAATCTCTCTTGGCTCCTTGTTATTTCCTCTATGCCGGAGGATGCGGGGATGACGATGTACGCTGGGGTGGATAGTTACACGCTCTCGGGAAAATGGGCTATTAGAGTGGGTAAAGCCCCAGACGGGAGTAACCGGGTAGGAATATTCACGAAAAATGGGGAGCTCTCTGATGTTATCGAGGGGTTGGAGGAAAAAATTCAAGACGCCATAGCCAAAACAGTAGACATAACCGCACCCTCTCAAGTGTTTAAATACGAGGCGGCTTACACGGGTACCCCAACCCCGGCAAGCATCCTTTTAATGGCACTCCCGAGGAATTTCACGCCGACGTCGTACCAGTGGCAATTTTTAAATGGCAGCACTTGGACGAACATAAGCGGGGCGACCTCCTCGACTTATTCGGTTGCACCGGGTAACACCACGTTGTTTCCTCCCGGTGTTTACACGAGAACATTCCGGTGTGTATGTAACGGTGACGAGAAATTGTCGGATAATTTCACGCTTGCCAAGTTAGCGGATGGTGCAATAGGGCAGCCCGGAGTGGCGGGCAAGGGGGTAAAAAGTACAGTGGTAACCTATCAAGACTCTACCTCCGGCACGACGGCACCCACGGGAACATGGTTAGCAAGTATTCCACCCGTGGCGGCTGGTTCTTACTTGTGGAGCAAGACCGAGATAACGTACACGGATAACTCTAAAAGCACGATGTATTCCGTGGCAAGGATGGGAACGAATGGTACTAACGGGAACGCCGGGAACGGGGTAAGCGGCACGGTGGTGACGTACCAAGCCTCAACTTCCGGCACGACCGCACCGACTGGGACGTGGAGTAACACCATTCCCCCGGTTTCGGCAGGTTCTTTCCTTTGGACGAAAACGGTAATCAGTTACACGAATGGAACAAGTTCGACAATTTACTCCGTGGGTAAGATGGGAAGCACGGGAGCGGCGGGGAAAGACGCTTACACGATCCTGCTAACCAACGAGGCTCACACGGTGGCTTGCGATGCCAACGGGAATCCGTTACCGGGAGAATTGGCGAAGGCGAAAACGAAGATAACTGCCTACAAGGGGACTTCTAAATTAGCGGCAGTTCATTCCGGGGCAACGACGGGGCAATTCTATGTCGTTAGTTTAACAAGTGTTGGCGGAGCATTTCAATTAAATGGTAATGACGAGATAACATGTACAGCCATGAACGCGGACACGGCGTCATACACTTGTAAAGTTTATCTTGAATCCACTTCTTTCTATGTGGAGAAAACATTTATTGTCACGAAAGCGAAATCCGGGGAAAATTACTGGAAAACTGACGTGTGGTTGGACGCATCCTCCTATGACGCTGACAAATGGATACCTTTTACCGGTACGGCTTTGCAAAGAATGGGATACAACAGGATATGCGTTTCGGTGGCGCTTAATAGTGGAACTAAACCGGCTTGGAGTACTCATGCCTCTGGTTTCTCGGTTGACTTTGATTTCGACATGCAAGCGAGCGGGTGGGGAACGACTGACGCGCAAACTCTAATTTACGCTGACACGTTCAAGTTCTGCCCGGAGTCCCCGGCGAGTTGCGGGCAAATGACGTATTCAAGCATCCCGGTTTTGTACCTGCGTGGAGGGGGCAAGTATCACGTGAAAACTGATTTTCCCGTCACGTGGACACCAAGGCCCGACGGGTACACGTGGACCAGTGGATCGTACACGCAATCGGTAAGCCCGCAAACGAGTAGGCCGAAGCCGGTTGGGACAAGCATAATCGGTCGTGGTGTTAGATCGGTGGCGAACAAGTACGCCGTTTCGTCAAGCAACACGACAGCCCCCACGTCGTGGTCAGACACGGTACCATCCACGACGACGATGAATAGATACCTTTGGAATTACGAGATCATAACCTACACGGATGGCACGACGACGGAAACGAACAAGCGGGTGATCGGGGTGCATGGAGCCACCGGAGCCACGGGAGTGGGGATTAAATCGATCACCGAGTATTACCTCGCTTCCGCTAGTGCAAGTGGCGTGACAACATCCACGTCGGGATGGACGACCGGGATGCAAGTCACCACAACGACAAAGAAGTACTTGTGGAATTACGAGATTGTCACGTACACGGATAATAGTAAATACACTAGCACACCCGTGATCATCGGGACTCATGGTGCCACCGGAGACAAGGGCGACACGGGTGCAGCGGGGAAGGGCGTGAAAAGCACGACCGTGACCTACCAATCTAGTACTGGCGGTACCACCGCGCCAACAGGCACGTGGTCATCAAGCATTCCGGCAGTACCTGCTGGTTCCTACTTGTGGAGCAAGACCGAGATAACGTACACGGATAACCAGAAGAGTACCGTGTATTCAGTGGCGAGGATGGGCACGAACGGGACTAATGGTAATGCCGGGAACGGGGTAAGTAGCACGACTGTAACTTATCAAGCATCAACGTCTGGTACTATCGCCCCCACGGGGGCATGGAGTGGCACGATTCCATCGGTGTCGGCGGGTTCTTTCCTTTGGACGAAAACGGTAATTAGTTACACGAATGGAACTAGTTCGACAATCTACTCCGTGGGAAAGATGGGTAACACGGGAACCCAAGGGATACCCGGCGAGTCTGTCAACGGGAAGATGTTGTATAAAGACCCGGAATTTAAAGTAGGGTTAAACGGGACTAGAACTTATGGTGCGCAAAATGGCGGGGGAACCGTGGTAATATCTCGCACGAAAAAATCAACAGGTCAAAATCAAGCGGGATCGTTGACATCCACCGAGGCGGCCCAAATAAAGGAAAAACTAGCGGGTTCCCCGTACTCGGAATCGGATTGGTGCTTGTACATCAAGTGTCATGGTGGCACGTCAACAGGTCATCTAGGAGGATTCTACTTCGGGAATCAATCGAGAGCGAATGCCGTGTTCATCGTTAAAGTTAGTGCCAAAATACCCGTCGGGTACACGCTTAAAAACGCTCATAATTCACATGGAACTGGTTACAAGCAAGAATTTCTAACCCCCATGGTGGGAACGGGGAAATACGAGACTTATATTTTCAAGGAAACTTGCGGTCCAACCGGAACTTTTAACACCGTGAATCACCTTTACCTTTCTGGCCCGGTGACAACCGAGGCCGCCCCTTGCGAGTGGTTCGTGGATTACGCAACTGTCTTTGACCAAACATCGGACGGGTATGCCGATATAGAAATCGTCACGAAAGATTCTTTCGCGGTACAGCTTGGGTTTACGAATTTCGAGGCACTGAAGGCGAACGCTTTAACTAAAGGTC